GTCGGTATCTGCAAAGTGAAAGTTGAGAAGGTGAGTTAATGCCAAATTATAATTTCTTGGATACAAAGTCCGGCAAAGAATGGACAGAAGAATTTTCCATATCCGATAAAGAAGCCTATCTCGAAAAGAATCCCCACATTGAACAAATTTTCACCACCATGACAATTGGTGATCCTGTGCGCTTGGGAAAAACTAAGGCGCCTTCTGATTTTTCCAAATATATTTTAGGCAAAGTCAAGGAGCGAAATCCGCTAGGCAACGTTGAGCGCAAAGCGGGCACTATACCAAGAGAATGGTAATTATGTTCAATTGAACAACTAGTGTAGAGAGGCGCTTTCCGAAAGGACGCCTCTTTATGCATATCAGGAGCAGAAATGGCTAAGAAGAATAATAAGAAAACGGCTAACAATCACACCAAACTATCCGACCCAACAAAGTTTCACTTCGAATTAAAGGAAATACAACCACTAACAGAAAACCAAGGACGTACATTTGACGCATATGATGATGGAAAGAATCTGCTTATTCATGGTTTTGCAGGTACGGGAAAAACCTTTATTTCCTTATATCTGGCCTTGGAAACAATCTTGACAAATAAGACAAAGTATGATAAGATAATAATTGTAAGAAGTGTCGTGCCGTCCCGAGATATGGGCTTTCTTCCAGGAACAATTGCCGAGAAGGCACAGGTATATGAGGAACCATACAAGGAAATCTGCGATACTTTATTTGGTCGCGGTGATGGATATCAAATCCTTAAGTTAAAGGGACTAGTTCATTTCACGACTACATCGTTCTTGAGAGGACTGACATTCAATAATGCAATTGTAATTGTGGATGAAATCCAGAATATGCAATTCTCTGAAATCGATACCGTCATGACCCGCCTTGGTGATAACTCAAAAGTTATTTTCTGCGGTGACTTCCGACAGACCGACTTCAAACGCGATGATGAAAAATCAGGCCTGTTTAAGTTTATGCAAATACTTGGACGCATGTCCAACTTTGAACACATTGAATTTGCCCAAGAGGATATTGTCCGTTCGGGTATTGTTAAAGATTATATTATTAAGAAATCAAAACTAGAGGATGAAAATGTTTAAGCGAACTATTGTTTTGGTGACAGGAGGTTTCGACCCTCTGCATGAAGGACACATTGAATATTTTAATGCCGCAAAAGCCTTGGCTAAAAGTTACCCAAGTTTATATGAAGAAGAAGCTGGAAACGGCGGTCACCTCTGGGTTGGATTAAATTCAGATGAATGGTTGGCCCGCAAAAAAGGCGCACCATTCATGACCTTTGTTTCGCGGCATGTTGTTATTTCAAATCTTAGGTCCGTCGATAATGTCATTCAGGTAAATGATGATGATGGCACCTCAATTGATGCTATTAAACAGGTTATTGATTTTACAGGCGGTGCACCTGATACTCGAATTGTTTTCGCCAATGGCGGAGACAGAAATCTTGGTAATGTTCCGGAAATGAAATGGGCAGCAGAACACGCACCCGAAGTCATATTTGAATTTGGCGTCGGCGGTGAAAGCAAGCTGAACAGTTCATCCTGGATTTTGAAAAATTGGAAAAATGTTCAAGAACAGAATAGTTAAAGGTAATTTTAATTGGTCGGCAAGGCCAATCGATAAAAAAGAATCAGTTGTAGTTCATGATACACCGGGAGGTCGCTATTATGAAGTCTCTCCAGGAATTTACTATCCCTCAATAACAACCGTCCTTAGTGAATCAGTCGACCTTTCATGGTGGGTTGAAAAAATGGGTGTTGAGGAATCCAACCGAATCAAGAATACCGCAGCTTCTCGCGGCACCCAGATGCATGATCTTATCGAAAGATATCTTGCAAATAAAGAAATTCCCCTCAATGAAGAAATGCCAACGATTAAGACTAGCTTCTTAGGCGGCCGGCACATATTGGATAAAATTGACCACATTCTATTTCAAGAGACAGTTTTGTGGTCCAATAAGTTAAAAGTTGCCGGCCGTATGGACGTTGCTGGCACCTTTGAAGGTATTTCGTCTATTATTGATTTTAAAACGTCAAATAAGCCGAAAGAAAAGGACTATATAGAAAATTATTTTTGTCAAACGACCGCATACCGAGAAATGCTTAGAGAGCGTTACGGTATGAATCTTAAACAAATTGTAATTATTATTTTCGTTGACGGACAGCCGGAACCGCAAGTGTTCCGCGAATCGCCCGAAAGATATATAGGAGTCCTAGAGAACAAGATTCAAAACTTCAAAGGAAAATTCAATGATACAGTTACAAATCAATCCGCCTAAGTGGTTCTACGGATTATTTCTCGGTATTATGGCTACTGCTGCCGTTGCGGTTGCAGTTGAAGTCAAAGCACCTACATTAGAACCACTTGCTCAAAGAGTTTCCACAACCCTTGATGGTGTTGTGCGCATTTCTGGTATGAGAACACAGCCTTCCGATCAAGGATTCCCAATTCAGGGTATGGTTGTTGGTAGCGGATTCTTTATTGATGAAAATTTAATTCTGACAAACAATCACGTTGTTGAAAATGGTGAATCGTTGACTATTACAACCCGCAGCAGCAATAAACCATATAACATTGAAATCGTTGCTTCTGATAAGGTATCAGACGTTGCCCTTGTAAAAATAAAAGACATTGAGTTTGAAGGTTTCAAGAAAGTTAACAGCCCAACCATTCTTTCTCTAGAAACATCTGATAATATCGTTCTAGGTGAAATGGTATATTCTATTGGTCATCCGTGGGGCTTTTCATGGAGCATTTCACAGGGAATCATTTCAGGCACAGACCGTCGGTTCCCAGACGAAAAAACTCCAAAATATTACCTACAGACAGATGCCAAGATTTACTCTGGTAACTCAGGCGGACCGCTGATCGATGAGAATGGCAAGGTCGTAGGCATGAATACTCAAATATACGTAAATGACGGCGGTTCATTTGGTTTCGCAATTCCGGGTGAATTGCTTAAGAAGATTGTGTCCGACCTACAGGAAAAGAAGCGCGTTGTTTGGCCTGTCCTAGGTATCTCTCTTGGAATAGATACCGATGGAAACGTTGATATCCGCGAGTTAACACCTGACAGACCAGCCAAGGCCGCAGGCCTACAGTCTGGAGACGTTATTCTCAGCATGAACGGTACTCAGATTCACGCTCCCGATGATTTGCTTAATATGCTAGCCATCATGAATGAAAAGGATACGGTTAACCTGGAAATAAAGCGAAATAACGTAATTAAATTTATTCCTGTTGTTTTGGACGGAAAGTCTTCCGACGAGTTTTAACTTGCCTTAGAGACTGATATATGTTATAAATAGGATGTTATCGTTGAAGATGGCTAAAAAGCATACAATACCGGGGGGGCAGTACCCCGCGTCTCCACCAAAAGCCCTTGTAATGAAGGGCTTCTTATGGGGACGAACTAGGATCGCTTGGTGCATAATGAAGTTGTTGGAGATAGCCGTAGGTGACTACGTAAAGCACAAAACGTAAATGCAAACGAAAACTATGCATATCAGGATATGCGGCTAGCCGCTTAATCCTAATGAGTCGGCCGGGTACTTGGAAACAGAAATCCCGGCATTTTATTTTACGAGGGCCATAAAAATAATGAAATACAAGTCCTTTTACATCTGGTGGGTGGTTGTTTTACTTCTTCTGACTGGAACATTCTGGGTAGGCTATGAAGGCTATATTACAGATTTTTGGTTAAAAGACGAAACGTACCTGACCACAGTGATGGCGGGCGTATTGGTTTATTGTATGGCCCTTCTGGGTATTGTCTCTTGGAAAATTTCAAATAGAGAAATCAACCCACAAATTTCAAAAATTGTCGGACGAGTCTGGTTTCTATCCGAAGTGGAAATGGGACTGGCTATTCTCGGCACAAGCATCGGACTTATTCTGTTATTTGATGTTAGCACCGTACCTACGGCGGGTGATGCCACAGCAATGCAGGCACTATTGAATAGTCTCTGGTCTAATATGGGCACAGCATTTTACCCAAACTCTTTAGGTTTGTTTTCAAGTTTGTTACTTAAGGTTTCGGTATATTTCATAACGGAAGATGTAACGGATCATGAGGAATAAATATTATGACTTTAGGACTGGCTTTATCGACTTGCTTCTTTGTGCTTTGGCTGCTGTTCTTGTCTTATACATTATATCAACAGCACTTATCAATGTTACAACGGTTGTCAAAACAGAAGGTGTCCGCAAAGATGCGGAATACATCATTGAAATAAACTGGAAACAGGAAGTTGATTGTGATGTTGATCTTTGGGTTGCAGACCCGGCCCGCAGGACTTCATCATATCAGCAAAAAGATATTGGACTTATTCACCTTGAACGCGATGATCTTGGTTATGCCAATGATCAAGTCAGAGAAGGTGGAAATGTTATCATGTCCAAATTCAATGGTGAAATAACAACCATTCGAGGCGTTGTTCCTGGTAAATATTCAGTAAGCATTCATCTATATGCTTGCCGTGACGGACAGGTTTCGATACCAACTGGCGCGCCAATGGAACTTGATGTTTCGGTAAAAATTACAAAGATCAACCCATATCTCCTAATTGTTTATGAGAGTGTCGAGCATTTTGAAAAGGTATTTGAAGAAATTCCAGTAATCAATTTCACATTGGTTCCAAACGGAATGCCTACAGATTGGGATGAAACGCCACATAAGTTGGTTAAAATTCAAGAGCAACACGATAGAATGAGTCCTTGGTAATATGATTGGTTCACTTTTAGTATTTGGTTTTGTTCTTATCTCTGTTATAGTTGCATTTGCATTCTATTTCAACAGATTCTTGTGGCTGCGTTTTCTAACGTTGGCCTTATTGTTTGCATGGTCGTCATCCGTATTCTTCCTATTGTATAATTACGAAGGATGGCCAACCAGTGGTGATTACCCACGGTCGCGCGTAGTATCGATTGAAGTATTAGACCCAACTCCAGTTTCTCCCGGGAGAATTTTTGTTTGGGTTTATCATGTCAATCAGGTAAACAAAAGGTTCTATGAATACAACCCAGACGGTATTCCCCGCGCATATGAAATTCCTTATGTGGAATCAAAAGGCGATGTATTCAAAAAGGCCGAGCAACTTCTCGAAAAAGGTTTCGTTATTTACATTGGTAAAAATGAAGGTGAAGGCTTCTCAGAAGGAGAAAATGGTGAAGGAGAAGGCACAGGCGGAACTGGTGGAGATTTGAAATTTCCATATGAAAGAGGAAAACCACCTCTTGAAGCAATCAACCCTCAGAATTTGATGCCACAAAAATGATCGAAGTAAAGGCAAAAGAACGATATCCCGCCGAATATGTCGAAGGATTGGAAGATGCCGCAGATCAAGCAGAGCATGTAATGGAAATGCACCTTGAACAGGTGCAAAGGATTGTTGAATCCGTAGCAGAGTTAAGTGGTGGGCCCGGTGGCTGGCCAGACTTTGAAAAAGAATTAGAAGATATCAGACAGCATTGGTATGAAGCCAAGGCAGCCAAGCAACTGGCAGAGTCCATTCGCGGATTAAAATCCGAATGGTGGGTAGGATTAGATTTCGAAGATTCAAAGTAACTGCATGAAAAAGGGAACCGACATGAGCGCATATTCCGTGGATGCTATTAAACGCCGTATGTTTGAGGATGAATTACAAAATGTAATTGATCTTAAGGCCTCAGCCGAACCGGTAGTGCGGGAATATTTTGAAGGACGAATTAAAGAGATTGACAAGCAGTACGGTGAGCAGTATAATGGACTTGAAAAATAATGGATAAGAAAGAGGAAATACTTTCATTTTCTCTGAATATAGAGAGAATGGTAAAGGAAAAAGGACTTAGTTATATTGATGCTATTGTTCTTTATTGTGAAACTACAGGACTAGAAACGGACGTTGCGGCCAAATTGATTGCCGGGACCTTAAAGTCAAAAATCAAAATAGAAGCCGAAGGACTTAATTTCCTTCCAAAGCCCACCACCAGGAGATTACCCATATAATGCATATACAGCCGTACGATTGTTACAAATTGTACCTGGGTATTAAAATGCATTTCACCTCGCCAAGCTATGACTTCACGAAGTATTCCGGGAAGGTGAACGCTAAACCAGAAACATTTAATAAGCGCCGCGATAAGTGGTTCTTTGTGAAACTCGCCAAGCAATACGCCGAGGAAGATATGCTTGATCTTATTGTTTCCAATTTCCTCGCAAATGACAGCACGTATGTTGCCACGCTTCTAAATGCGGAAGCCAAAGATATTATGTTGGAATACAAAAGAAAGAAACAAGCACTTACGTACATCTTCTCAACCGAAATAGATTCTCTGTTTTCAAAGGTTGAATTTCCCGATGATCTATTGCGGGTAACCAAAGGTGCAAATCCCCTATTATTGAAATCTGTATATGCCAAGGAAATAAGCCTGGAAACATTCGTTATTCTGAATGAACTTCTCGGCTTCTTTGACATGTTTTCCGAGAAAATATCTGATACATTCTTGTGGCCTGCCTTCCGTTTAAAATGCGATAAATACAAGTCCTTCCTTACTTTCAATAAAAAGAAGTTTGAAGGAATTTTAAAGGAGAAACTCCATGAACATTCAACTAACACCGCAGTCGGAACTTGAAATTTTACGTAAGAATGTATTTGATTTACAGGAACAATTGCAGACAGCTTACCGCAGGATTGATCAATTGTTAATCGAAAAAAGTTACTCATATCCTCAAGAAACACTTACATATATTACTAAATAGAGGTTGCCAGCAAGAGATTTTGCTGTTATACTGACTACTTATATTATGCATACGTGGACACATTAAAATACACAGAACAATATTCAGAAAAGGAATACTCAGATGGTTAACTTCCAAACTCTAAAAAAGAACTCGTCAAATCTAGACGCACTTGCAGCAAAAATTGCAAAGATCAATAAGCCTCAGGGCGAAGATTATGATAAGAAGGATGAACGCTTCTGGTACCCGGAAGTTGACAAGGCAGGAAATGGTTACGCCGTTATCCGCTTTCTCCCAGGTCCAGGAATGGACGGAGACGATCCAGCACCTTTCGTTAAATATTTCAGCCATGGTTTCCAGACCCCATCTGGTAAGTGGTACATTGAAAACTCTCTAACAACATTTGATAAGAAAGACCCAGTTGGCGAACTGAATCGCAGACTTTGGAATTCCAAGGTTGATGAATACGTTGCAATTGCACGTAAGCAAAAGCGCAAGCTTTCTTATATCTCTAACATTCTCGTTATCTCAGATTCCAAGAATCCTCAGAACGAAGGCAAGGTATTCTTGTATCGTTATGGCAAGAAGATTTTTGACAAGATTTCAGAAGCAATGTTCCCACCTTTGCCAGATGAACCGAAGATGAATCCCTTTGATTTCTGGGCTGGTGCAAACTTCAAGCTTTCGATTCGTCAGGTTGCAGGTTACCGCAATTATGACTTGTCTAAGTTTGATGTTCCTTCCAAGTTGAAGGAAAGCGAAGATGAAATGGAGAAGATTTGGAATTCTGAATATTCTCTATTGGAATTCATTGCGCCAAATCAATTCAAGTCTTATGATGAATTGAAGGCAAAGCTTGATGATGCTATTGGTTGCGACTCTGCTTCCGATGAAGTGTTTGATGCTTTGACCGCAGCACCACGGGCCAAGCCTGTGAACACTGCTAAGGCTGCTAAGCCGGTATCAACCGCAGCAGATGAGGACACAACCCCACCGTGGGATGAGGCCGCATCTGGTGACGATGATGATGCCAGTTATTTCCAGAATTTAGCCAAGAAAGGCTAAATTGGCGGGGCTACTCCCTCACGACCAACCATTAAAAGGCGCTTCACGGCGCCTTTTTTTGTGTCTTAAGGAACACCCATTTCAATTGCAGGATATTGCCATAGCGAAGGATCTTCCGCGCTAGAGTTGAACGTCTTGCTAGAATCCGAACCAGGAGTTTTCTGGGTTGGATTTGTTGTTTGAGTTGCACGGTGGAATGACCGCGGTGGGTTTGTCAAAGGTGGAGGATTCTTTGATGTTTTTGGAATACGATTCGCGGCCGGTGGTGCAGAATCACTACTGCTCTTTACATAATCTGTAACCATCTTGGCCGCTTCTTTTGCTTTATCTAAAGCACTTTGTGCCATCTCCTGTGCTGTCTTTAGCATATCAGTTTCGGGTGGCGGTGTTACGGATGCTGCCATTGGACGGACAACATGCTCAGGCAATGGTTGATCTGTTTGTCGTGTTGGAAATGCCCGAGGTGGATTCTTTATATCATCATACATTGCATATGCGTTTGCTCTTTCCATTAGACCATCTGTTGATCTATCGGCTTGTAATCTCTCCTGTCCCGTGCGTCTATCAAAATCACCCTTACCCGCTGTTTCGGCAGGTGTTAATGGAAGTGGTGCAGGCGTCATTAGAGCAACTTTCTTGGCTGCTTTCTGGGCGGCAATTGCAGCATCTATCTTGGCAAAATGAGCATCCCGATTAGGCGTGGCTGATAGTTCCGCAGTTTGGGTTGTGCGTTCTGGAAACTTTCTATCTGGGTTAGGAAACTTATCTTCATTCATCGCATATGATTTTGCTCTTTCAGATAAACCTTCAGTTGATCTATCTGACCGAACTTTTTCAGCAACAGAAATTGGTTTTGCTGGTACTGGTTTATTACGCATTAATGATTTTGGTATAGGAGCATTATTACTTGCAACTACTGTTTCACTGGCCTTTTTCTGTTCCTGCATTAAGGCCATAGCATTAACTGGAGGCAAAGCTTTACCTTGAGCAGCAGCATCGGCCAGCCAGTCGGCGCCGCCCCAAGTTGCTTCTTTACCAAAACCAACATGCATTGCTTCTGGACCCATGTAGCCGCGGCCGGCGCCTATACCTGTTGCACCTGCTTGTCTCGAAGCTGTGGCGAATTTCTTCATTATTTCACGGCCTTCGGCTGTTTCCATGTTTACCTTTTTGCCATCTTTCCACAGATAAACATCACCGGCTTTGCCGTGGTCGTGTCGCGTTGAACCGGTTCTAGGTCCGCCTTCACCTTTACCTGCTTGGCCGCCTGAAAATACTTCTACCTTATCAACACCGGCCTGCTTTGCTGCATAATCTAACACAGCCGTTAGTTCCGGTTGAATTGGCTTCTTTCTTACTTTGGCATTTGTACCTTGATTTTCAACGACCGCGGTTGGCCCCGACATTGAACCTATTTCGCCCGGTTTAGTATTTTGAACAGGTTTAGCTTCTGCAAATTGTGTATCGCGCGTGATGTTTGATATTTCGGCCAAGTGATCGCGGCGCTTATTATTGTGACTAGCGTAACGAGGATCATCCATACGCCAACGAATATAGTTACGTCCTAGTACACCCGCAGCAGCCTCAGGATCAACATTTGGATTATTCAGAAATTGTTCTTTTGTTTTTGCATATGCAGGATCTGTTTCCATTTCCTTCTTTGTATATTCAGCCATAGCATTAATAGATGCTT